AAAGCAAAAAACAGGCAACATGAAAGTAGAGTGTAGACAAATAATAGGTCTCACTATACTTGTCTGTGTGGCAGGTATAAATGGAAGGAATGTATTTGAGTTATACCTGGATTGCCCTCATGCTGTCCAATTTGGTGAAACAACATTGCATGGTTCTATTACATTACCTCCTATTCCAATTGCGGATGCGGTTGCATTGGAGGTAGAAAGTTCATGCAGCATGGATGTACACAGTTCATTGAGGGCTAGTACAGAACTGACCCAAATAACATGGGCAAAAAAGAATGATCACACTGGAGCTGCTGCTGCAACCTCATTTGAGGCCACTTCTGTCCAAAAGAGCATGAAAGGTTTATGCATATTAACCCACAAGGTGATTGAACAGGCCTATAAATCAAGAAAATCTGTTATTTGCTATGACCTAATCTGCAATCAAACAGCCTGTAAACCAGAATTACATTATATGAGTCCCATTCATGCATGTAACATGATGAAAAGCTGCATAGTAGGGGTGGGACCATTTAGAGTACAGATCATATTTAAACGAACATATTGTACTGTTGGAATATTAATTGAAGGCAAATGTTTTAGACCTGACCGTTCCTTGATCAATAGTATAAAGCCAGGCTTGCTAGAATCTGCTACACTAAATATTCACTGTTTTTTGATTGCCAAGACTGATGAAAAACTAAAGCTGGTAGAGGAAATAGAAAAGTTTAAAACTACAAATGGGTGTACGACTAATGAGCAAAAATTTCAGGGTTATTACATTTGTTTATTTGGAGGTAGTTCTGAAGTGTTTAGGCTTCCTAATCCTGATGATTCACGGTCAAAACATTTATTTCAGTCAATTTATCTATCCCCTCATGGAGAAGATCATGATAATATTGGTGAGGAATATGGTAATGTTAGAATAGCTGGGCCGATAGAGATTAAAATTCCCCATACAGAAAGTACTGCAAATGTAAAGGCAATAGCATTTACTGGTACCCCTATGTACTCTTCATTGAGTGCATATCCAAAAGATGTGTCACCAAAATATGCATTTCATCCAGGTCTAATATTAAATTATAACCAGTCAGAATGTTCAAAGAAAGGTCTACCAATAGTTTGGACTGGTCTAATAGAAATGCCAGGCACATATGAGCCCATAAATAAATGTAATGTGTTTTGTGTCTTATCTGGTCCTGGAGCCTCATGTGAGGCATTTGCTGAGGGTGGGATATTTAACATCAGCTCTCCAACATGCTTGGTATCTAAACATACAACATTCAAAACAAGTGATCAACAAATAACATTTGTGTGCCAAAGGATCGATACAGATATTATTGTATATTGCAATGGTTATAAGAAAATAATTTTAACTAAAACCTTGATTATTGGGCAATGTATATACACAGTAACTAGTATCTTTTCTATTTTCTCAAGTGTAGCACATTCTATTGCAGTGGAATTATGTGTGCCAGGATTCCATGGTTGGACAACTATGATCTTAATAATCACATTTTGTTTTGGCTGGTTGCTTATCCCCATTATAACATGGTTAATTTTAATTATATTAAAATTTATAGCTTCCATATTGCATTCACAATCAGAAGAGAATAGATTTAAAACCCTATTAAGGAAAATTAAAGAGGAATATGAACGAACTAAGGGCTCAATGGTCTGTGATATATGCAAAGTAGAATGTGAGACACAAATGGAATATAAAGCACATGGTGTTTCATGTCCCCAGAACCAATGTCCATACTGTTTTGCAGCCTGTGAACCTTCAGAGTCAGCATTCCAGGCACATTACAAGGCATGTCAAGTTACACATAGGTTTTCAGATGAATTGAGAAAAACAATAAGCATGAAACCAAAGAATCAGGGTTGTTACAGGACATTGAATTTATTCCGGTATAGGAGTAGATGCTATATTTTTACTGTGTGGATTCTCCTTTTAACTATTGAGTCAATATTTTGGGCTGTTAGTGCAGAGCCAGAGCCATTAGTACCAACTTGGAATGATAATGCTCACGGTATTGGAAGGATCACATTAAATAATGATCTGGAATTAGATTTTTCCTTGACATCTAGCTCAAAATATACTTATAGAAGACTATTGATCAACCCACGTGATGATAATCAAAGAGCAACTATACATTTGGAAATATACCCACAAGTAATAACAGCAGAGGTTCAAAATTTAGGTCATTGGTTTGATGCACAATTAAACATTAAGACTATCTTTCACTGCTATGGTGAATGTTCAAAGTACTCATATCCATGGCAAACAGCATCTTGCAAATTTGAAAAGGATTACCAATATGAATCAGGATGGGGATGCAACCCAATTGACTGTCCAGGAGTAGGAACAGGATGCACAGCCTGTGGACTTTATCTTGATAAATTCAGGTCTGTAGGGACAGCATATAAGATTGTATCTATAAGATATACTAGAAGGATATGTGTTCAATTTAATGAAGAAACCAATTGTAAAGTATTAGACTCAAATGATTGTTTCATTACACGAAATTTTAAAATTTGCATGGTTGGCACTGTTTCTAAATTTACTCAGGGTGATACATTATTGTTCTTAGGCCCAATGGAAGGAGGGGGATTAATATTGAAGCAATGGTGTACGACTTCATGTCAATATGGTGACCCTGGAGATATAATGAAATTATACGAAAGAGGCTTCCAATGCCCTGATTACCCAGGGACATTCTGGAAGAGATGCATGTTCGCCCATACACCTGTTTGTGAGTACCAGGGGAATACAATGTCAGGTTATAAAAAACTAATGGCAACTATAGATTCATTTCAATCCTTCAACACAACTGATATACACTACACAAAGAACAGGTTAGAATGGTCTGATCCTGATGGCTTGCTGAGAGATCATATTAATGTATTGGTAAGCAGAGAAGTTGAATTCACTGATTTATCAGATAATCCATGTAGATTAAATGTTCAGACCATAAACATAGAGGGTTCATGGGGTTCAGGTGTTGGATTTACTTTAAAGTGTGTTGTATCCTTAACAGAGTGTCCAAGCTTTATTACATCTATAAAAGCATGTGATGCTGCGATTTGTTATGGTGCAAAAAGTGTTACCTTATCTCGTGGGCAAAATGTAGTATTGGTAGTTGGGAAAGGAGGACATAGCGGTTCAAAGTTCAGGTGTTGTCATGATGAGGTTTGTTCCTCTGATGGATTACTTGCCTCATCACCTCATCTTGAACGAGTAACTGCAGTTGATGCAATTTTAGACAACCATATCTATGATGATGGTGCACCTAAATGCCGCTTTAAGTGTTGGTTTCATAAGACCGGGGAATGGTTATGGGGATTATTTCAAGGTAATTGGATGGTAGTAGTTGTATTAGTAGCTTTATTGATTATTTCATTAATATGTTTATCATTTTTATGCCCTGTTAGAAAGCTTAAGAGAGGTTGAGTGTCAAGACTATATTTCTTATCTGTTTGATCATGATGTTAATTCAATAGGTAGTTACTAGTTTAATAATTTAATTGTTTAATTATTTGAAGATTCAGCATAAAAAAAACAACAACTTCATGATTAATCATCTAATTAACAGATGCTCTGGGTTTTCTATTT